AAGTTCGGTCACAGGAAAAAGATAAACTCTATCCTGTAGTTGAATCGCTAAAGGGTGAAGTTGCTGCACTTAAAAAAGAAAAAGAAGAAAGAGCCGCTCGTAAAGCAGCTGAAGAAGCCGATAAGTTGGCAATTCAAGCAGCTAACGAAAAATCTAAACTTGAAGAAGACTTGGACGCCAAGGAACTTATCAAGGTAAAAGAAAAAGAGTGGCAGGAGCAGTTGGAGCGTGAACGCAGCGAGCGTGAACGAGCCTTCGCTCTTCTGGAGCAAGAACGCACATATGCTGAGCTTCAAAACTATAAGCAAAATCGTTTTGAACAAGAACGCGAAAACATCATGCCCGAGCTAGCAGACTTAGTTACTGGAAATACTCCAGAAGAAGTAGATGCAAGTTTGGAAAGTTTGAAAGAGCGTTCCGCAAGAATTCTCGAATCGGCGCAGTCTGCAATGCAGAATGCCCGCAAAGAAATGACTGGTACAAGGGCAACCTTGCCGCCAGCTGGACCATTGGAAACTAACTCGGAGCAACGTCAGTTTACAGCGCAAGATATTGCGTCTATGTCGATGAATGATTACGCAAAATATAGAGACAAGCTAATGAGCGATTCCGCTCGTGGCAAGTCTCGCGGCCTGTTCGGATAAAAACCCCCAATCCAAATCCAATCAAGGAGTTATAGCTAAATGGCATCAGGTATCACAGGTACAGGCTCACTAGCAGCCTCACCAACAGCGTACTCAGGTACAAATACTCAGCTAACTCAAGCGATTCAGACAATTTGGTCTAAGGAAATCCTTTTCCAGGCCATGCCAATCCTTCGCTTTGAGCAGTTTGCAGTAAAGAAGACAGAACTAGGTGTTGCACCTGGTCTTCAAATCAACTTCATGCGTTACAACAACCTCGGCTTTGCTTCACCGCTTGTCGAAGGTGTTCGTATGCAGACAAACGCATTGACAGCACAGCAGTTCTCAATCACAGTAGCTGAGCATGGTTATGCTCTTGCTGTGTCAGAGCTCTTGCTCAATGCATCATTCGATGACGTAATGGCATCAGCCTCACGTCTTCTTGGTCGTAACATGGCGGTCTATCTTGACCAACTTTCACGCGACACACTTTATGCAGCAACTTCAACAATTTACGGTGAAGACCGCTCTAACCTTTCAGCAGTTAACAACTGGTATGCAGATGGCACAAAGGGCACAAACCGTGCTTCAATGACAGGTGCATTTAACTTGACAACACACACAGTCAAGGACGCAGTTGAGACACTCTCAACCAAGAACATCCCACGCCTCGGTGAGACATACGTAGCGTTTGTTCACCCACACCAATCACGTAAGCTCCGTGACAATCCAGAGTTCATCGAAGTTACAAAGTACGCAGCTCCAGGTAACTTCATGCTAGGTGAAATCGGTCGTTTGTACGACTGCGTATTCATCGAAACAACTCAGGTTCTCAAAGTTGCTGGCGGTGCTGGTACTTCTTACACCACAGATACAGCTGTTGCTAACCCAACAGTAACTGCTGGTGGAGGTTACACAACTCCTGCTACCTACACAGGTAACGGTTCATCTGACCGCTATTCAGCTATCTTCATTGGAGATAACGCATTCGGTCACGCAATCTCTCTTCCAGTTGAGCTCCGCGATGGCGGTATTCTTGACTTCGGTCGTGAGCACGCACTTGCTTGGTACTCAATCTTCGGTCTTGGTCTTATTACTGACCAGTCTGTTGTTATTGCAGAAACCAACTAATAACTAAATAGCTTGAAGGGGCGGGGCCGAAAGGCCCCGCTCTTATCTAACCGAGTTAATACATTGGAGAAAAATCATGGCTACAAAGTCAAAACCAACTGACGTTACTGGGCGTAAGCGCGAAGCGCTAGTTACAGCTAACTTAGAGGAAATGCAAGACCGAGCTAATTCTATGTCTATGGCCACCGCCGAAGCTCAGATTAAGCTAGAGACAGAAGTTATTGATGCAACTGTTCCGGAGCGCCAAACCGTTATTGTAGATGAGCCAACTGTACTCAGCGATGATGCAGAAGTAGTCATTCGTGTCGTAGAAGACATTGAAAATATGACCTTAGGTTCAGGAAATAACTACACATTTAAAGCGGGTCAAAAGTACAAAGTTACCCAACATGTTGCGCAACACCTTAAAGAAAAAGGTTATCTAGCTGGAGTAATCTAAGCTAAATATTGGCGAAGTGGCGGGCGAAAGCCCGCTTCTTTGTTTTAGATAGATTTTTTTATTAATACCCGTCATCATTAGAACACCGTAGTGTAGGGAGCTTTTGTGGCAGTTCTTTCTGACCTAACGTCCCGAGTTCGTTTAGAGCTTGGCGACCAGCCAAAACAATTCTCTCTTACTTTTACAGGCGACGCTGTTACAAAAGATTACCCTTTAGCTATTAAACCTATTGACCTTTATACACTTCAAGTTTATGTTAATGGGGTTCCAGTAGCTTACCCAGCTGGATACACACTAGAGGCTGATGTTGGAGTTGTTCATTTTGTTTCTGCCCCAGCCGCTAATTCTACAGTTCTTATTAAAGGAGCTGTGTTCAGGTATTTTACAGATGATGATATCTGTACTTTCGTTAATACCGCTGTAGGACAACACACATACAATAGAACTAATGGTCTTGGCAGCCAGATGACGATTAATTTAATTCCTCCTGTTGAAGAGTACCCAATTGCTATTCTTGCAACAATTGAGGCGCTATGGGCACTTGCAACTGATGCGTCTTTTGATATTGATATTAATGCTCCTGATGGGGTATCTATCCCACGTTCTGAACGATACCGTCAACTCACTCAAACTATTCAAGCTCGTTGGGAACAATACCACCAACTATGTTCTGCATTAAATATTGGCCTTTGGCGCTTAGAAATGGGAACTCTTCGTAGAGTATCTCGTACCACTAATAAACTTATTCCTGTTTATATGGCGCAAGAAATTGATGATTCTCGTCGTCCAGAGCGCGTATATATTCAAAACGACCTTAATGGTAGAACCCCATTTCCTACTTATGCAGACCTTATGGATATTACTTTGTACCAAGGAGACTCTTGGTCAGCAGAATTTGACTTCCCATTTGATATTACGGACCTTAACTTTAAAGCTGAAGTTCGTTCTTACCCAGGTTCCCCATCGTTATACGCAACATTCACAGTTGAGACAGTGGACGCATTAGCTGGTAAAATTAGGCTCTCACTTACTACACAAAACACCAAGTACATGCCTGTTAGAGCGTTTTGGGATTTACAAGCAACAACAGATGACGACCCCACATATCAACAGACATACCTTCGTGGTCAAGTATTTACAACTCAGGAGGTAACAGTATGACAGTCTGTACCTGTACAGGAATTTGTACATGTAGCACTCAAGCAATTGTTGTAACAGTTGGTCAAGGAGGGCCTAGAGGTCGTCAAGGTGTTCAAGGTGCCCAAGGTATTGCAGGCGCATATGCCGCACAAGGTATCCAAGGTCCACAAGGTCCTTCTGGCGGTGTTCAAGGTGCTCAAGGTGTTCAAGGTGTTCAAGGAGCAACTGGTGTTGGAACACAGGGCGCAACCGGAACTGGAACCCAAGGTGTTCAAGGAAGACAAGGTACTACAGGAACACAAGGTACAACTGGGACTGGCACGCAAGGTGTTCAAGGCCTACAAGGAAGAACGGGTGTACAGGGTGTAGCTGGTGGTGGGGTTACTACCCAACAATTAGCAGACGCTATTGCTGGAGCATCTCTTGATACTACGGATGATTTATCTGAGGGCGCTACAAATAAGTACTTTACTGTGGGTAGGGTCTCTTATATACATACCCAAGGTGTTGCCAGTAGTACATGGACTATTAACCATAATTTAGGCTTTTACCCTAACCTTACAGTTCAAGATTCTGCTGGTACTATTTACGAAGGCGAAATAGATTATACAAATACGGGCTCACTTACGGTCACTTTCTCATCCGCATTCAGCGGAAAAGCATATTTATCTTAGAGGAGATAATAATAAATGGCACGTAAGTTTTTAACCCCGATTGATTTAAACAAGCTTGAACTTCAAAATGCTCGTGTACAAAACTTAGCATCAGCACCAGCGTCACCTGTAGTTGGTCAAATTTACTTTGACACACAACTTGGATATTTACGCACATGGACTGGCACTGCTTGGGTTAATACAAGCCAAGGTGCACAAGGTACAACTGGTACTCAGGGAACAACTGGTAGCCAAGGAACAACTGGCTCACAGGGAACTACTGGAACTCAAGGTACTACTGGTACTCAGGGAACAACTGGAGCACAAGGTACAACTGGAGCACAAGGTACAACTGGTGCGCAAGGTACTGCAGGTTACATTGGTGCAGACGGAGCGCAAGGTACAACAGGTTCACAAGGAACAACTGGTAGCCAGGGAACAACAGGTACTCAAGGAACAACTGGTTCGCAAGGAACCACTGGTAGCCAAGGTACTCAAGGAACAATTGGTTCACAAGGCACAACAGGAACACAGGGAACAACAGGAGCGCAGGGTACTACTGGCGCACAGGGAACTACAGGTTCACAGGGTGTTCAAGGACATAGCGACCGTTACCGCACAACATCAGCAACATCACGCACAATTGCTGTAGCAAATAACGTAAGTTTTGTTTTAGATGATTTAGACCTCTCATACTCAGTTGGTCAAGATGTAGTAGTTGCTTACGATGTAAATAACCACATGTCTGCAACTGTCGTTAGCTATACATCAGGAACTAACACATTAGTTGTAAATGTTAATGACGTTAAGGGTTCAGGAACCTACGCTGCTTGGTCAATCAACCTTGACGGTGCTACTGGTGTACAAGGTACTCAAGGTACTCAAGGAACAACAGGTTCTCAAGGAACTACTGGTACTCAAGGCACAACTGGAACACAAGGCGTTACAGGTACACAGGGTAACACTGGCGCACAAGGTACAACAGGTACACAAGGCACAGTAGGTTCACAAGGTACAACAGGAACTCAAGGAACAACAGGTACCCAAGGTATCCAAGGTCTTCAAGGTGAGACTGGTACTCAAGGAGCAACTGGTGCTCAAGGAATTCAAGGCACAACTGGTGCTCAAGGAATTCAAGGTATCCAAGGTGTAACAGGTCTACAAGGTCAAACAGGTGCTCAAGGTACTACAGGTGCACAAGGCGAAACTGGAACACAAGGTAACACAGGTAGCCAAGGTACAACAGGTACCCAAGGCACACAAGGCATCCAAGGAACAACTGGTACCCAAGGAACAACTGGTTCACAAGGTACACAAGGTATCCAGGGCTTTGATGGAACACAAGGTACCCAAGGTACCCAAGGTACCCAAGGTATTCAAGGTCACTCAGACCGATACAAGACTACATCTACAACTTCACGTTCAATTGCAGTAGCAAATAACGTAAGTTTTGTTGTAGCTGATGCTGACCTTTCTTACTCAGTAGGTCAGGATGTTGTTGTTGCATACGATGTAAATAATCACATGTCTGCAACAGTGGTCAGCTACACATCAGGAACTAGCACACTTGTTGTAAATGTTAATGATATCAAGGGCTCTGGAACATACGCCGTTTGGTCAATCAACCTTGATGGAGCAACAGGTGTACAGGGTACAACTGGTGCGCAGGGAACCACAGGCTCTCAAGGAACCACAGGTACTCAAGGAACCACAGGTACTCAAGGCACCACAGGTACTCAAGGAATTCAAGGCACCACTGGTTCACAAGGAACTACTGGCGCTCAAGGAACTACAGGAACACAAGGAACTACAGGTACACAAGGAGTTCAAGGCCTTCAAGGTGTTCAAGGTGAGCAAGGCCTACAAGGTTACACAGGTGCTCAAGGAACCACAGGCGCACAGGGTACAACCGGTACTCAAGGAACTACTGGTACTCAAGGTATCCAAGGAATCCAAGGCTACACCGGTGCTCAGGGAACTACTGGTACTCAAGGTACTCAAGGAACAACTGGTGCCCAGGGAACTACTGGTGCGCAGGGTGTTCAAGGTATTCAAGGACAGAACGCTGGAATCTTAAGCGTTGGTTCTGGTCTATCACTTTCAGGTGGTGGAGCACTCACAGTTGATACCACAACAATTGCTACTAAGGCTTATGTAGATGCAACAGCAACTGGACTAGATGTTAAAGCATCGGTTCGTGTAGCAACTACAGTGGCTGGAACTCTTGCATCATCGTTTGAAAACGGCGATGTTGTAGATGGAGTAACACTTGTTACTGGAGACAGAATTCTTGTTA